GGTATCCCTGATTTGTTAGCACTACACCCCAACAATAAGGTTCTTTTCGTTGAGGTTAAAACTAAAAAGGGTAGAGTGTCGAAGCTCCAGGAATATCGAATGAAAGAACTTAAAGACCATGGATTCGAGACGCAAATTCACAGAGGTTAATACTAGCAGCTTTGAAGGTTATCTTTACACCTTCGACAGTGACTTTGTCTTGGAACTAATGCGCCATGATTTATATACCTCAGTTCCTATTGTTATGCAAATAGAGAGGTATGTAGATAGAAACTATGTAGAATCTCCTGATGATGTCTTAGAGTTGGCGGGTGTAATCAAAAGAAAAAATCCTTTTTATTTTGTTGTCGTACTCTCTCATTATGACGAAATGGTATTTGAAAATCTGCACGAGATTAGCTCTGATGCATATTTAGATTATTATAATAAGAATATGTTGCTGAGTATTAAGGAGTAAGGTATTTTTTTTATTCAAAATAATTTATATCTTAGAGGGCATGAATGGATTAACTCCAATTGAGCACAAACGCATCAAGCATATAAATTATGTTATGGCTGATCTTCATGCTTCGCTGAACTCAATTTACGAACACCTTATGGATAAAGAATATACCCCTCTAAAGGGAGAGGTTAATTCATTAACTAAAAAGCTTCGTAGTGTTGGCGAGTCGGTAACCGATGAAGTTTAGTCCAGACTATGATTTTATAGGCGCTGTGTGCATCACTGTTTTAGCGATGTACTTACTTTCTATTCTTATTTTCTAGCGTTTCGTTTTCTTTTTAATTCTCTTTCTCTTTTTTTACGCTTACCTTCTGGTGAATCTGGACCGTATAATCTTTTATATAAATCAGGATTTATTTTTCTTAATTGAGATTTAGAAATAGGCTTACTTTTTTTGTCTTCATCAAATCTTTTCTTAAGTTGTATACGTCTAGCGTCTTTGTAAAAAGGCACTAATCCAACTTGTCCTAGAGCCTCAAATGTCATTCTATTGGTAAGCTCTTCAAGAGCTCGATTTCTAGCATCTTCAGTTTTTCTTGTTTGAGATCTAACCGCTAAATCAAAAGCCCTATTTGCACTTCTATATAACGGAGTTATAGGACCTAATAAAACAGGAAGACCAATTTCACCTAAAGATTTTTTTCCTAGTTGATCAAGATTTATTAAGCTTAAAACTATACTGTTTTCATATGAATTGTAATCAGCACCTGCTCTTAGACTTTCTAAATAGTTTTTATTCAAATATTCTATTCCTAAATTTATAGGTAATGATGGAATATTACCTAAGCTTTGTCTAAACATAAGAGTACTTACTGCTCCAACCATTTGCCTTGCTGCAAACAAATCATATCTGTCTTGCTCGTCTTCTGGAGCTCCAAACAATTGATCCATAAAGTCAGCGAATAATTTATATAAAACCACGTATGAAGACATTCGAGCAAATACTCCAGCTAGTAAACGCCCGGCTTTACCTTGAGATATTTTTCCTTCTTTTGTCAATGCTCCTATGGCAAATTTAGCGGTGGCATATTCATTAAGAGTAAAGTTTGCCATAAAAGAATTTATAGTTCTATAATAATTCATCAAACTTTTTCTAGATTCTGGACGTGCCATGTTTTTTATTATACCATTCAAGGGATTACTTGACGTGACTAATTCAACACTAGTACGGTCAGCTTCTCTAACTGCTTCTTTTAGAGCTTTGTCATATTTAGGATCTAGATATATAGATTTAGAATTCTTTTTACTTAATTCATCGAAATCTTTAACCGACAAATCTATATCTTCATTATTAAATTCTTTTACTTTATTTTTAAATTCAAACGCAAATTTACTAACCCAAATTGGGCGAGCTATAACTCTATCAGCACCACCCATTAAAAAATCACTAGCTTTAGCAATCGCTTGATAAGTTTGTTTTGGACCAATAGACGCTAGATATTCCATTTTTTGAGCTACTGGTCCTTGCATGCTAGTTGGCGATTCACTTAAATTTAAAAAATTACCCTCATCTGCATATTTAGTTTGACCATCTGAGTCTAATATTTTTTGTCCTCGCCTGCCAGCAAGTTTGACTGATTCAGCAGAGTTAAGATTTTTAAGTAAGTTTATAAAAGTATCATTTGGCTTTGCACCTACCTTACTCCAAACTGGAGCATATTTTCCATATGCATTGCTTACAACCTCAGCTGGCTGCGCAACTAACATGGTGGCATTACCGATTAATTCAGCGCTAAACCTTGGGGCTGAAGATAATAATTGTCGGTATGCTATACGCTTTATTTCTTTTATGGCCGAACGTGATAAATTATTATCCGCCTGCATGTATGTTCTTAGATAAGTAACACGTAAAAGTTCTCTTATTGCTCTTGACAAAGCTATAGCACCTTCCTTTTGTCCCTTATTACCATTCTTGTATTTTTTTTCTAAAGCCCGCGTTAAATCTTGAACTTCAAGCACTGAAGGAGTTAATTCATAATCTATTAATGTTTCTTGTGCACCTCTTTTAGATGATTCAAAAGGGTTGAATTGAATAGCTCTTGGTCCCGCAATCCTTTCTATTATAGTTCCCCCAAAAGTTGAAGGAGCAGCGAATTTGCTTGACTTGTCAAGAACATCTACATCTGAGGCCTCTTTACTCATTAATACCTGTCTATGAGTATAGTCCTCTATGGTAACAAAAGGTATACCTCTTCTTTGAGAAGCTTCTTTAGCCTTTTCATATAGAGAGTTGTTCAGTTCAATTACTTTATTAGCAGCAGCTAATTGTTCTTTACTCAATCCTTTTTTAACATTTTCAGCAGTTATTTGCCCATCTACCTCATACTTGTCAAGAAGTTCTTGTAATGCCGTTGCGTCTCTCATAGTCAGTATAGAGCCATCTTCAATTAATTGTATTGTAGATCTTAGCATAGCCGCAGCAGGGGGAGAAGTTTCACTTGCCATGTTTGCTTTTATATTGCCTTCATGTTCACGCGCTACTAAATAAATGCCTATTTCATACGCGTCTTTTAGCTGCTGGTTAGAAGAGACACCTTTCTTTTTTAGTGTATTATAAGCAGCATCCATTTCCTCTACTTTATCTTGCAGCTCAAAACTCATTTTTGCGTACCCCTCAACCACTGGTCTAAAAACTTTATCGTAAACAACAGTGCTATTTTTTATACCGAGCGTCTGATCAACATATGGTGTAGGTGTGCTTCTTATACCCTCTAATATTCTACCTCTACCTGTTATTGCAGATTTTAAATTTCTAGCAAATTTTATATTAAAAGCTGAAGCAATTTTTTCTGTGATGGTGTTAAAGGCGGGTGTAATTTCATTTAAAGATTGTTTTACTTTTTGTTTGATTTCTTCCTTAAATTCTTTTTGCTTTTTTGTTGACTCCTCCTCTATCACCGTTTGACTTTCTTGAGACGTTGGCTCAACTTGAGGGCTATCTGGTTGTTTAGGGGTTATCACTACTTCAGCTTCAAATTGCCCATCTCCATCCCTTACAGCTAGAGTAGCAGTATTTACCTTTCCATCCTTAGTTCTTTTTATTTGTCTTACACCTATTATTTCTAAGCCTTCAATATTATTGTCTTCTAAGTTTAAATCAAACTCGTCTAACACAGAAATGGGCGCTAAAGAATTTGGTCTTTCTCTTCCTTTTATTGTTTTAATAAATGTTTGTACAATAACGTCCCCATCTGTCCTTATAGCACCCTTAACTTCGCCTTCTACTAGAGGTCTAGGTGCTAAACTAGCATCATCAACATTTAATATGTTGTTTATTTCATCTGAGGTTTTTAATTTATAATAAAAATCCCCTCCATCATTAATTGCGACTGAAGTTACTGGTACTTTGGTTGCTAAATTCTTATTTACCAAGGACTCAAATATATCTTGAGTATAAGGATCAACACTTAAAGAGTTTACATTGAGAGATATAATATTTGAAGAAGGATTTTTTTTAGCTGCTTCTAAAATAATTTTTTCGCCAAAAGGTATTGAATTATTAATAGTTTCGCCTTGGTTTATTTCTAATTCAACCTCTAACTCGTTGAAAAGAATGTCATTTTGATTAACATCTATTCCTAAATTTTCAACCATTTCATTAATAGCGTTCCCTTCTGGCCCTTCCGCTTTACTAAAAATAAATTCACCTATAGTTTCACCATTTTTATCTACAACAACAGCGTTGTTTTTAGAAAATTGAAGAATAAATTCTTTACCTACCTCCTCGGTCTCTGAAATTTCAGTTTCAACCTCGCTCTCTTGGGCTGGTTGGCCGGGCGTTTCTTTTTGGGCTTGTGTAGTCTCTCCGGTAAGCTCTGTGGGTTGATTGTCTCCTTCAACCACTGTTTCGCTAACGTCGGATTGTTCTTCATTAAGTACCTCAGCTGGGCTTTCGATTGGATTGGCATATCTGTCTGTTATTTTTTTAATATCACTTTTAAGTTGTTCTTCTTTCGAGGCTGTATCTACTGGATTATTCTTTGCATTATCTAAATCTCTTTGTAAAGGAATTAATGTGTTTAAATCATCCTCCGATATATCAGGATAAGCCCTCTCAAAATTTTCTTTTATTTGTACGTTTTGCTGTGCTTCAGTTTTTTTATTTTGCAGTTTTTGTTTTAATGAGGAGTCATTTTCAATATCTACTTTAAAGTTAACAAGATCAGTGTCTTCGGCTTTATCAATAAAGTCTTCTACAAATTCTTTGGTTACACTTTGACCATCCTTAGTATATTTTGCCCTTCCAGGAATAGCTTTTTTTGCAAGCCTGTACGCGGGATTTAAAAACTTTGCAAAAGTTATCGGGCCACCACCGACTGCTTCTAAGCCTATTTCAGCTGCATCCACTTCTTGACCTGCTACTGCCATACCTGCTCTTTCACCAAGGGCTCCTCCTGCACCTTCAACTACACCCGAAGCCAAAACACTAGCAGGTCGGCTTATCCCCTTAGGTATTGCAGACTTTACTATTTTAGTTCCTAGTTTACCTGCCAAGCCCGAGGTTAAAGCTTCTATAGCTCCTATAGTAACTCCTCTGCCTACAGATTTTCTTTTAATACTACTTATTTTATCATCGTCCTCTAAGACTGCGCGTATGTTTTCATTAGTGAATGGCTTGCCGTCTAGCTCTTTTTGCAAAAGTTCTGTGAAAGTAGTAGCGGTTTCAAGCATTCCGCTTGCACCAAAAAATGCACCCCCTAAGGCACCTGTTCCCGCTCCAAACAACGCCCCTGGCCCTGATATTGATGTTAAGGCAGCCCCTGCAGCTGCTCCTGTGCCTGCGCCAGCAATTCCTGCAGCTATTGATGTAGGATTGACTAGACCCGTAAGAGATGAAATTAATACTTGTGGTGCAACACCAAAGTTTTTTCCTAAAGCTTTTACTGTACCTAGTATACCCCCGCCCTCTTTTTGAACATCTTTATAGTATTGTCTGAGCTCATCAGTTGGCCCTTGACGCTGCATAATATCAACAGCTTCACGAAAATCATCTAAGGCTTCATCAGTTACTTCTTTACCTTGACCGAAAACTGCAAATGCGTCATCCACGCTTGCACCTTGAGAAACACCTGTTTTGTAGGAGCGGTACATATCCCCAAAAAAATCAGTCACAGGGTTTTTGCCAAATGTTCTTTCTAAAGCAGTATCAGTCTCCCCCGTTTGGATTCTTGGAGTTGTGGGTGATGCGGGTTGCACCGAAGTGCCATCTTCCAATTCTGATTCCCCATCTCTGTTTTGGCTTGCGTTTTTTTTTTCGGACCAAGCGGTCTTAAAAGTATTTAAATCGGTTGTGTCAAATAAACCTTGAGCTAAACCGAGATCATACAAGCCTTGCTGTTGTTGCTCATTAGATTGGGAAAACATATCGTAAGTGATTGCGTCACTAATAATTTCGTTATCTAAATAAAGTTTGTATAATTGTTCTAACATTTAGTTTGTTTTGAATAAATTGTCCCCCGCTTTCGAGTTATCACCACTAGTAGCTTCTAGGTCCGGATTATATATTTTGAACAGTTCTTCTGAACCAAATATTTTAATGTAATCATCACGATTTAATTTACGTTTATTGTCTTTGTTTGCTTTATCCAAAACATCAAAAAAGTTTACAATGAACTGTTGTTTTTCACCTGCGTCAAGTGGCAAATTGATAGACTTATCCATTAGTTTTGGAACTTTTAAGGTTGTATACTTAACGTTTTTGTCTAAGGTTATTGGTTGGCCGCTTTGCGGACCATATATACTACCTGTTCCAACTTGCATTTCGTCTGTATAGTCTCTCTCACCAAAATCCACTTTTATATCTTTCATATTAAAACCTTCAAAAGTGTTGCTATTATCAAACATACTTTTAATAGCCTCGCGAGTTGTTGGTTGGTTTTCAATATCTATAGCTTCATCATCTAAGTTCCTTAATCTCACCTTGGCAACTTCTCCCGCACCCTCTGCTGTGCCCAATATATTTGAATTTGACATAAATTCTACATAATTATCTGTATCCTCTTCTTCTTTTTCAGACTTGCGTAAATTAAGAATTTCTTTTTGATACTCAGTTAAAGCTGGAGGCTCTAATATCGATGCGCCAAGTTGTTGTTGGAGTTTTCTCCTTACTAAATCTTTCGCATCTTGAAGTTGTTTATCAGTTAATACTACTTGACCGTTAGGACTATAAGCTATATCATTAGTTTCTGCCTTAGGATTTTTGAGGGTTCCGTCTTCATTAAATAACTTAGGGTCAAACTTTAAATTGTATTTTTTACCACTATGGTCAGCAAGTATACTAGCAGCTGCTTGTGAGTTTTTGTCACCCACAATAGCTTCTACCTCATCATTTAAAGCAGTGTTTAATTTGTCTTGAAAAGCTTCGTCTCTCTTAAATTTTTCTCGTTCTTTTTCTGTAAGCAATCCTATGTCAAACATCGAAACGCTTTTGGTCGTGCCGTCTTTAGCCCTGTAAGTTATCTTGCCTAAATTATCAGTAACATTTTTTACCGTATTATCTAATTCAAAGTTTTTAAAATCTGTAGTAGAAAGCTTCAGTAGCATACCTGCGTTCATGAAGTTAGATGGATCAGTTGATACTGTACCATCGGGGTTTAATTTAGAAACATTGACAGATGCCGTAGCAGGATTTATGTACGCACCACTATCTGCAAAATTTAAATAACCTTGCATCTGAGATTTTAAATCAGAAAGCAACACACTAGACTTGCCGTCTAATATATTTTGCATAGCAGAGTCGTAGTTCTCATTAAATTTATTCACCGCAGTAAACATAAGGTCAGTACCTGATTTTAAATTTGCTCTACGGTTATAATATTCTCTTTCGCTTATTGCATTGTTTTTAAGTAATCTTAAATCCGCTAATGCTTGTTGTTGTGCTTGTGATGAAAAATCAGAAACAAATCTGTTTGCTTGTTCATACTGACCAACAGGAGCGTCTAACAAATTCTTTGCGATTTCTGCTGATTGTTTTTCAATATCAGACTTTCTCGCTTCTCTGTCTGTAAATTCATCGGTAATAACTTTACCCATGTCCCTACCCACTTGTGCCCAATCTGTTACGACAGGCTTTGTATCTCTTACATATCCAAATCCAGACATATCTTAACTTATTATTATAGGATCAAGATCTTCTTCCATCACTTGAACACTGTTGGCGTCTACTATAGGTGCCGCAGTTACTGAGCCAAACACATCTTGAAAAGACATTTCTTCAGCTGTATTGGATATTGCAGCAGGATCGACCGCATTATTACCTCCGAACAATGGTAAAGCTTTTAAGCCAGCAGCTCCTGCTGAAACTAACCCTTGTGCTCCTGATGCCATTTGTTGTTGCTGTGCTTGCCTTGCATCTGCTGCCATAGATTGATAACCTCTAGCCTCTTGTTGTCTTAATCCTGATTTAACACCTGCAATCCTTGCGTCTTCAGCGGCTATGGCTTTATTTAAACCAAACTGCATGTTAGCTAAATTTTGTCTAGATCTTGCTTGTGCTTGTTGGTTAATCGCATTCGCTCTTCCTGCCACTGCAATAGCACCTCTTTCTTCTCCCTCTTGCCCTGCTTGCACGATTTGTTGTGTGCCCATTAGGCCAGACAACCTTTCTTGTTCAAAAGCCTCTAATGGCGCCGTCACATTCTCAAGATAGTTTGGTTCTATTAAATTTATTGCTGTATCAAAAGCTGTGCTTGCTTTGTCCGCTGCTTCATTTGCTTTACGTTTTTGTTTGCCAGCTTGTAAAAAATTTAAACCAGAACCAATCAAGCTACTTCCTGCACTAGCTAAAGCTGCAAGAGCCATTGGCGCTATAGCCTTGTAAACCGTTACATGTTCTGAAAATAAATTTACTAATATTTCTTGTGCGGCTAATAAGATTCCTGCCATATTAAATATTTTTAGTTGATAAAAACAAAGATACTAAATTTTAAGGATAGCTTTTCATGATCTGTGCTTGTATGGCAAAGAGCTCCGTAGGCGATGGACCAGTGTTTTCCAAAACAAAACGACAGAAGTGACCAAGCAGCCCGTAGGACTCAGCTGTATTGTTCTTTACGCTAACTAAGTAAGGGTCTACAGTAGTAGGTGAGGTCGATCCAGAAACACTTGCATCTACAACTATATTATTTATATTTTGTTGTAAGTTTATATTTACTGCCGTTACTTGTCCTGCAAGCTCAGGTATATTAGTAAATTCATTATTGTAATATAAAAAATCTCCAATACTCAGGATAGATCCAATCTCAAAAAGAGGATCTGTAGAAAACTCAAACTGTCTTGAGCTTGGAGCTCCTGAGTAACTAACACATCTTCCCAAACCATTTATAGCTCTTGATGAAAAGTTAGCAAGAAGAGCAGGCGACTGTGTTGTATTTTTTATTGCTGCATACCAAGAACCCTCTTTGAGTTCAAACCAATTATTACTTATAAAACCATCTGCTTGCAAATCAGTTTGAAGAGTCACATTCCAAGGCTCATCAGATTGTAGGTTTATTGTTTTAAATAATTTACTAGCAAGAGGCAACTCGTTTATCACACTTGTAATCTCAGAATTATACTGTTCACCATAAAAATTATTTCTTAGTTCGTTAGTGTTATGTCTCCATAGGTTCCCACCATTAAAGGTGTAAAAATAGTTATTCATCCCTATCATATAGTCAGGATTATAAGAATAGAATGATGGCCATCCTTTTGCCTTCTCACTATAGGTTAAAGTAAATTGTGGCCCTAAAGGCACTATAGGTTCAGGCACAGGGTTACTAGGTATAGGAGTAGGTGTAGGGGTTGATGTTGGCACCGGTGTCTGCCCCGCTGGCGTCGGCGTAGGAGTCGCAGTTGGAGTAGGTGTTATAGGGGTTGCTGTGGGCGTGGGAGTAGGAACAAATGTAGGGGTAGGAGTTGGTGTATTGGTAGTAACTCCTTCAACACATATTTGTCCTGATCCAAATGCTCCACTATTTTGTGTCTCTAATTTAAATGTATTTACTGTATAGTCACCAGCTGCTAATGAGCCAATGCTTGTTTGGCTAAACGCAGTAACAACACGGTTAGTTGAATCGGCAACGGGAGCTTGATTAGAAGGATAAAACCTTATCATTTCTATACCGTTGGAGTCCAATATTACTCCTAAGGTTCTTACATATCCTTGTCCAGAAATAAAAGTGGCTGTAGCAAATGGTTGAGTAGCTGCGGTAAAAGTTAACTCTGGAACTTTTATAGTGGAGATATTGACCACCTCATAGGTAACTCCATCATTAGCTGTATAGGTTGAAACAGCGCTTTGTGAGTTAGTTATTTGAAGTCCACAATATCTAGCGATCATAACATTAAATTAGTACACACAAAAATACGATTTTATTTTTTAAGATATTTTTAACCGGTCAATTGGTATCTCCCACAGAAAGTTTTGATTATCTTCTATACCACCTGATATGATCAAGTAGTCACCATCTTCAATCATCGTGGTAATAAACATAAGACTATATCCTACATATGAATTTATAAAAGGAACGGGATTGAGAAATTTAATTTTAAAGTCTTTATCAAAGCCAACAGCATAATGATTATACTTGCGTTCTGAATATATTTTTGTGTGTATTAAATATACGTAGCAATCATGCTTTTCAATGTAGATAGGATTAGTGGATCCACCTGTAGTTGTGTTGGATGAAAAATATAATTGATCTCGAGGTAGTAATGAACTTAAATTATTTATTGTGTTAATGTGTTCCTTAAAAATAAGCTTGTCAAAATCATAACATTTATATATTATTAGACTTGGCGTGGTTGAGTATACAAAATATAGCTCAGTCTCATGCTCAAAAAATAACCAGTTCTTTTCCCAATAAACTTCTTTGTTACTTACAAAAGCCATTCTATGATACTTCTCTATATTTATTTTGCCAAGAAAATTGTAATCAGAATCTAAGACACCCATGTAAGTATTAAAGTCAGTGTCTATATATGCTGTGCATAAATATGTCCCCCCTTGGTATGTAAAAGCTCTATAGTCTTCAAACTTGTGTAATTGATCTGCCCCTTGTATTTGTTTTATTTTTTTCGTTTGTAATTTTAATGAGGCATCAAAGTTATATTCGACTAGTTGAGTACAAGCTCCTAGTTGTTTCATAAACTTTGTCCTAGATGTATCTTCATCATATCTCGCCACACCTCTGTATCCCTCTTGCGTGGTGTGTATAGTAATATTATGAGAAACTGTTGGCGCATCCTCGCGACTTAGTAAGATTATTTTTTTTCTTTCGTTATTACCTCTCCATGTCCCTGCAAACATGTGTGTCAGATACACATCACCTCTGTCTACAGCAAAAGGATTTTCCGATTTGAAGGAGTTGCTATGGCTTTGGTTAGAACCAAAAGCGTTTATGGGCAACAAGTGGCTGTCCTTTACTTGTTGTTTGCCTCCAAAGTAACTTATCATGTGTTTGCTAAATCTACCTGGACCTGTATTTTTTAGGACACCATCAACGGGGTTGTTTATTATATCATTGATAATTAAATTAAGAGGCATTTGTTTGGGTGCAGCTGCAAAAGCCCAGTTGCAAACGCTTTTGATTTTGCCATTTACATTGACACCTATACCATCAAAGAAAGTATCTTGCTGTTCTAGGTCTGCTTCAAGGCCTACAACAAGCTCTTGGTCTTTGATCCAATTACGCAATGGCTGATTACAGTATATATCCGCATCTACATATACACCGCCGTTTTCCCAGATGTAGCAGTAACGAAAAAAGTCTGAGCGCTCCCCTCTTTCTTTTAAGCTTTTGTATGCTTCATTGTATATGCTACTAGCAAACCACGCATCAACTTTTTCTTGATTAAAATATATCATTTCATATTCTGGGTTGTGCTTTTCAAAAGACTGTATCATGTACTCATTTAAGTCTAAACTATCGTAAGTTGTAAATATTATAGTGTTAGGTATTTTTTTAAACACCTTGTTGTTTTGCACATAATCAAAGAAAGGTTTATTGTTAAGAGCTTTCATCTCTTCTCGATAAGCAGGGTACTCAACGTGTAAGACAGGCTCACCGTTGTATTTAAACTGTGTAGTAGTAAAGTCGTGTTGTAATATTTTGACACGTTCCTTTCCAATTCGTTGATCGCCAAGTTCGTATTCAGTTTCAATATCTCTACCGCAGACTCTGTTTAAACACTTGCCTAACAATCCAGGGCCTGTGTAATCTAAATAAAACTGTTCGTGTTTAGATTGAATGTTTTTTACAGCTTGATTGATTGCCTCCCACATTAAAGGATGTTTTGGAGTGACAGCAATAAACGCATTGGCTAGCCATTTTTTAGCCATTGGATCATCTCTTACTACCACTAGCTTATCATTAGAATTTATATACTTGTCTATACTAGTTAGACATATTGTGTCGCTGTCGATATATATACCACCTCTGATATAAAGTACACAGTAACGAAACAAATCAGCTTTGAAAGCACCTGGAAGTATAGTGTCGTATGCTGTTAATACAGGTTTTTCAAAATGCTCTTTTATAAAATCTATTCTTTCTGCTGCATCATAAAAAAGATACACATAGTCATGATTGTTTACTCTCCAGCTTTCGCAAGCTTTAGCCATGCCCACGGGTTTGTTCTTGGTTTCAAATGTTTGATGAATTATTTTTGGTATCATATGTTGACCACTGTTCTTTCAAGCCAACCTTTAGACGCACTGTAAGGCCATAATACCCAATGATTAGGTTTTGTCCCATTAAACTCACGCCAAACAGTGAAGTTGTCATTGGCTCCTGACATAAAAGATTGCAATTCATTTTTGTCAATATCTTTTCTATACATCTCTTCGTTTTTGTGATTTTCAAAAATTAATGCAGCAAACTCAATATCTGATTCAGTAAAATGATTTTTAGTTAAATCTATACTATGTTTAAACTTAGGATGATAAATAGCATCAACACTTCCAGGGGGCTCAATGTTTTTGGAGCAGGCTTCGGTTATAGCTCTGTCAATAAATCTTATGCCTGAATACTGCTCGTAATCTTTTATAGTCCTTACAGTTCCTACATTATAACCTTCAAAACTTTTAGCATTACATGGAGAACAAACCTCTCCATCTACTCCTAGTAGCTGCTTTGTTCGATGGTGTGCTCTTTCGTTTTTCATACCCCAATTTTTGTCATCATCCCAATGCTTAGTTCTACCTTGCCGTGTATACTCATGCCAAGCTAAAACTTTATGTGGATGAAATAGGTCATACCCCCAAGTAAACGCTCTTACTCCTATAGTAATTTCTTCACCATGAAAATAAAACAAAGGGTCATGTTGAACTTCTTTACAAAACACACCTAAAGTAAATGCAAAGTGTGCAGAATAAAACCTAGATTTTACAGGCTCTTTTACATAAGCCTCCATATGATAAGGCATAAAAAACACTACACCCTCAGGTGTAAATCTATCAAAGGACATACCCCAAGCTTTTCTATGTCGATCTTGAGGGTCGTTAGCAGGGTTATAAGATGGTATATAACTAGTCAGCAAAGGTTTAGAGTGACCTTTAGACTGTAGACTTTTCAGCATAGAGATACATTCAGTATCCCACCCTTTAATAAATCTATGATGTGAGTCAAGCTGCAAAGTGTAGGTCTCACCGTTATAGTGTTGTTGTATTTGATTACGCGCCCAACATGCTCCTAAAGATTCTTCGTAAGGTATTTCTATAATAATAAACCTTGAATCGTTTGCGTATTTTTGTAGGTTATCCCACTTATCTTCGGTGCTAAACTGATGAGCAATACATATGACTAAACGCTCAGGATAGTGAGCGTTATCAAGAAGATTATCAATTGTGGGTATAAGCTCTGGATCGCGATAACTCGCAATTTGTATAAATATAGATTCCATTAGATTTCATTAGATTAAATTTTAAAAGCCTGTTGGCGGTGGTGTGCTAAACGTTGGTCTTGATCCGCTAGAAGATGACGTTGTGCTGCTTGAATTAGTGCATTGACTACAACTAGATAGCGTATATGCTATTCCACTAACATATACAGCACTTCCTACGTTACTTACAGTACCGCTTATTGTATAGCAAGTATCAGTATCTGATGAGTATACGACATCACCTATATTAATGCCTCTTTGTTGTAAATCAATAGCTGTTTCTTGTGTCAATTCTGTTCCTCCGTAACCAAAACATCTAGTAAGGATGTAATGTTCAGCTGTGGGACAGTTGTAATCACAAGTAGTAAATCCTGCGTCTCCTTCTTTCACACCATTAGCATCTTCACAAGACAAGTTGGTAAGCTCTGTATATCCTGTTGTTCCTGTCACTTGACTGTTAACGAGATAATTATTGTTAGACCCGTCGACCAATCTGACGTTTAATGCATAAGTATTTGTAGTCGCAAACACATAATCTTCATTGGTATTACAATTTCTTACAACATAATAATTTGTAACTGGTTGAATTGGTTGAGATGGACACCCTGCAATGTTTGGCACTAATTCCATAGTAGCAGTACACACAAGTGAAGAGCTGACATTGTTTTTAGCTGTCGTTGAGCTATTATAAGTATAATAATCTTGAGTATTTGGATTTAAATAGCGAGCTCCTCCACCTAATGCAGTTTTGCTAAATATGTAACATGATTCACTTACACTACTTCCAGGACATGGATCGAGTTGATAGTATTTACCAGCCACAATAGGTGGTGTCGGAGTTGTTGGAGACGGTGTTGGAGTCGGTGTAGGTGTAGGTTGTGACGGCACTGCTGTTGGGGTGACTGCGCTTGTTGGTGCAGGTGTATGAGTTGGTGTAGGTGTAACGGTTGGAGTTGGAGTTGGAGTTGACGTAGGTGTAGGTGTTGGTCCAGCGCAATTACAATTTTCCTCTACTTGTAATAAGCAATTTACTTGTTCTCTTGAAATAATACTATCAGAATAAAAGCCATCAGGGGCACATTGCGTTAATGCAGAGTCTGTAAATAATGCAGTTGCTGTCGCAAAGCTGTTAGAGTCAAAGTAGAATGTTCCTAGTGTAGCCATTACTTATTAACAATTAGATAGATTATTTACCGTTGAATTTATATTTATTCTAGCAGATTGTCCATTTCCTGAGCCGCAAGGAGAAGGCTGATACCAATAAAGCCCTGATCCTGTTCCTCCTGAAATTGGCGCAACATCGCTAAGTTTTTGTTTTTTAGCCGTATCAACATAAACAATATCATTCAAAGATAAACAACTTGTGTTACCTGTATGATAAAATGTTTGTGTTGGTGAGGAGCTTCCATTTGTGCATGCATTAGATGATGTCGTCCAAAAATAATTATACGCCGTCATTGTAAATTCTTGCAAGCATGTCTCGTAATAACTAGATCCGATAAAGTTAACGATTCCATTTGCACCTATATAAAATTTTAATCCTGGTGCACCAGACGTTTGTAATGCTGATCCATAATACATAGGTAGTCCTGTTCCTGCATCGCTGCCATTAAAGGTGTTTTGTTGTAACGCATCAGTATATGCAATAACCGCATAGTTATTAGAATAAGCAAAATCTAAATCTGCCGTGCTCTGTATATTAACTGGCGAGCCTCCACCTGGGCTGTAGAACAAGTACATAAACGCTCCGCTAGCTACATTATAATTACACGAATCTGATTTGTTAGTAAATCCATTTTGCTCACCGCCATTTAAATACCAAGCTACTGGAGATGGATTAGCTGTAGGTGTAGGCGGCGGTGAACATGTTGATAAATTAGACACTTGTCCGTAATTACCGCTAGGATCACCACCCAACAAAAATGTTTGTCCTGTATTTGGTGGATATGCGGTTTTAAAATACGTGTCAAACCCATTGTAAGGAACGTTAAAAGTAGGAGTAGTATAAATAATTAAATTGTTATTTACCACGTCTTGCCAAGATGTTACGTTTTGCGTAAAATATGCAGTTTGGAAATTTGAAGCGACTTGTCCGTTGCAAGCGCCTGAAGCTGTTGAATACCCTGAAGATGGATTTGTTCCGCCTCCAGTATTGCTAGGATAAAACGGTAACGTGTTGGCTAAAGGCGTTACGGTAGGTGTCGGAGTAGGTGTAGCAGTCGGAGTTGGCGTAGGTACGTATGGAGTCACAGTAGGTGTTGGCGTAGGAGTCACAGTAGGTGTTGGCGTAGGAGTGGCTACTCCACCAGGGCACCCTAAAGTATACTGCCATGTGCTATTAGAAATTGGTGCAAAAACTTTTACTGTTGCCGTTGTTGTAGCGGTAGATTTTGTAAACGATGCTGTGCCCGTGCCTACGCCTTGAATTGTTTCTGCTGGCTGTCCTAAGTTTGCAAGAGCCGCATTTAAATCTCCTTGTTGTGACGAATTGCCTCTATAACCTGTATTAATAACCTCAACACCATCAAACTCTACAATAAATTTATCAGGCTCTCCTAATGCAGCATAAGACAGTTCTACTGTTCCCGTACCTGTTCCGAGATCTACATTTCTTATATCTGGATAAGCATAACCGCCGCCTTGTACCGTGTTACAATTTATTGTTGGACCAAGAGGTTGACCATTACAACATGCATCGTATGCAGATACTCCTTGGTTTAAGAATATTTCTGTTGGTTGTCTGTAATCCCAAATCATATAAAGTATATCCCCTACATTGTTTGGCATAGCGAATTCCGCAGAGAATTTATTTCCTGAAGTAACTATTGGTGTTGCTTCGTCTGATGCGCCTAATAATAAATTAATAGAAGAAGTGTCGTTTGGATATAAAGTGTTTGTTCTTAAATATCTAAACTTATTTAGTGAGGTGTTAAAGTTGAAGTTATCACTGAGTATTTTGTTGCTTATCATGTTAACTAACGCACCTTGGTTTGGTATTACACCAGTTCCTATAACTCCAGAGACACTTTCGTATTGTGATACAATTGGGTTGTTTGTAGAGCTAGCAAAAGTTACTAAGCTAGAGTGGAGCGGTGAACTAAATATATTGTCAGTCCACGAGTATTGATTGTGTATTGATAAGCCTGCATCACTTGCGCTTGTTAAAGCTATATTGTATATAGTCAAAATATTTTGTATTGGGCACTCAGTTGTTATTTGTATGGTGTCAGAGACCAACGAATTAGTAGTAACAATTAAAGTAACTTGAGTTGCTTCGACACTATTTTTATTTATTGTTAATGTTCCGCTAACATATACTAATCCTGTTGTGTGTTCCACATTGTTATAAATAGCTTTTATTGTGTAGCCCACACCAGTCGTAGTGCCTTCAGTTCCTATGTCGATACCTTGTTCTGTAACTAACTGTTCGTTTCCTGTGCCTGATTCAGAAAATATATCATCTTCATAAGAGTTCGGAATAACATAATTAATAGCTACGTTGCCTACGTTTTCTGTTACATTAACACAATAAATAGTTTCCGCCGCAGGATTTACTACAACGTTTTCTGTGACACCACAAGGTAAACAGTTTGTAAAGCCAGCAATATTTTCACCGTTGCTTGCTAATACATACTCATTCATGTATGGGTCATATCCACCAAGTTTTTGATTGCCTATGGTATCAATAAAGAAATCTCTAAACCATCCTCGCATTCCCACTTCTGATATAACCGCTAAGACTTCAGGACCAACTTCACCACCTTTTAATTGTAATACTGCACCTCTTTTTGCATCAGTAAAAAACTTGTCGTTTCCATATACCGCAAAACTTTCAGGGTTATTACTGATGCCGAACTCTTCGTCTCTTGCTATCTGCTGACCCAAAACTGTAGGAACAGAAGTCAAAGTACCTCCTCCTCCTGCGTCAGTTAGTATATCTTTGCCCTGTAATACGTATGATATTTTATCTTCTTGAAATGTAAGTATGTCCGTTCTTCTGGCATGAAGCTTCTGTATAGGGCCATAGATGTCTTCTAATGGCTTAAAATTAGCTAAGCCTAGGTTGAACTCATTTAATTTATTTACGTTCGACTCATCGTTAAAAACACCGCTATACGTAAGGTCTGCAAATCTGTGGGCTCTTTTATAAATCTGAGCCGATGTTGTAAACACTCTATTACCAAAATTCATAGGCTTGCCTACAATAGAATCTCTTATCTTAAAGCTTTCAATACCATCGCCGAATGCTATACAGTTATAAAAGCCTGTATCAATTATTGCATCTTGCGGTGTTACGTTTGCAGCGTTTTGAAAGTTAACAACTTGGTTCTGAACATTACCTGTGTGTTGCCCTAGTGAATCTATATCAAAAGACAAATCGTTTTCATACCATATATCTGGAGAAGCATCTGTTGGTATTGTTTCAAATACGCAAGTGGAACTTGCTCGTATAACTTCAATTTGTAAACTTACACGAGACGTGGCATTATCGGCAGATCCACAAGCGCTTGTTCCTGTTGCCATTAAATATTGTTTTCCAGTAGCCGTATTTTTATAAAACCTCCAATAGTTTACTGTCTCCGCTGCATCAATAATTGAATTACCTACATTTACAACAAACGGAGGAACATCGTTTACGTTTGATGTAGTGTATGCGGTGCTATTAAAACTGTTGGTTGTATCAGGAAAACTACAAGTTCCTCTTGGCCATCCGTTACATGACTCACCATTATTAAGTAAAGATGCTACATTATCATTTATAAAAAAATCTTCAAAATCTGAGAATTCTCTAGTTGCTGTAAGATTTAATAATAATTTATATGATCTTTCTTCACACGCTGTGCTTCGTCCTCTTCGAGTATTACTGTATGTAATTTTTATGCGACTACCTGCGGGGATAGTGTAAACCTCGTCCGTTAAAGGTGATGTCAATCCTCCATTTGATACTGTAACAGGGAAACTTACAACAGGATAATAGTTGGCTTGTTTTGCAGTCCAAACTTTTGCTGGAAATGAAACAAAGTTTCCACCAGGATCCTCATTAGTGGTAGCCGAAAAGTTATTAGGGTTTAACTTCATGTATGGCCCAGAAGGAATCTCTATAGTTGCGTTGGCCACTAAAGGATCCTTAATAGTTAAAAAGTTTTTTTCTTTAACTTCTTTTTCTAAAACAGTTGTAAATACACAAGTTGATAATGATCCATCATTGTCACGTTTTACAATAAGCCTATCACCTGCGTTTACCTTCTGTGCATTTTCCCCTTCTAATAAAAAGTATACTGCATTACCATCGGGCTCCTCATAGAATATGTTTGTGTAGATGGTTTCGTAATTATCTCTGTCAGCTTTTATTACAAACTTGTATCTCTCTGCCCAATATGGAGCTATTTGTGCGGGTATAATTCCACCGCCAGGAATGGTTACTTGTATTTTATTTATAAGATTTGAGTTGGAGCATGGTACGCTAACCGTATCAAACTGACTAATTTGTGCAGTAGACGATCTGCCAAACTCGTCCATATAAACAATACCAATCTGATATCCACGATTACTATGTAAACTATAGTTGTTTGTAGTCTCTCTATAAGAAACGGTACCAGCTGTTACCTCATAGTATTCATAAAATGTTTGAGTTGGAACACCTATATTATCTACAAACTGCATTGCAGGAAACTGTAAGCCTATCTCTGTACTGTTCGCGCTAGTATATATTTGAATAGGCTGATCTACAGCACTTATACCACTTGCTTTTTTATAATACGCATCTAGTTGATTTGGTATTTCACAATTAAAAACGTCTGTAAAGGTAGAGCCTGTACAAGAGTTTGCTACTGTTGAAATAGTTGTTGCACTACCAATCTTTGCTACAAAATCAGGATCTGTGGCTAAATTAAATACTGAGCTAAAGTCTTGCTGTAGTATGTATGTGAAATTAAGATTTTTATCAGTGGTAGTATCTGTCGGAAAAGGAGTGTTACCGCTAAATGAATTGTGCAAAATAGATATATCAAACTCTATAGAGGCTCCTTTTACTAGCTTAGTTCCTTCTAAATCAAAATTAAATCTTGCATTTGGTTTATTAATCCATCCATCAATTACGTACTGTGCATCTGCTTGAGAAAATGGTAGTGTTTCAGCACCCACCTCACTTGTTTCCAAAGTAGTGCTATAATTAAATTGAACTGCATCGTTGAATTTATCAACTAAATTATATGACTCAACATAGTTACCGTAAAACAAACGGTTACCCATTATTGTTTGAGCTTGAGCTTTTAGAGGAACGTTATCGTACAACCTAAGAATCTCAGTCTCAGGTAATACAGTAAATATTTTTTGATTGTCAAAAACAAATGTAGCTATATCATTGTCAGCTAATCCTAAATCTAATTTATTTAGTTTTTCTACAACCCTAATTACAGGGTTGTCCATTTCTTTAAATAATATCTCAACGTCTTTGACTAATGGACCTCCTGTATTATAAGATAAAGTAACCGCATTCATTACATTGAGCATTCCCTCATTTAAAAATGTGCTTATGTCAAATTGAAAATTACCAGCAATAAATGCAGGGTCACTAAACTGTGAAGTTGCCGAATACTCTCCGTCTGCATATTGATAACGATACGCAAAACAAATGAACCTGTCTTGTAAATAAGTATTGTCGCCATTATTTTTAAATGGTACAATAGTAGGCGCTTCTATCGGAGGCTTTTTTATAACCAGTAAAGATTCTGCGGTAAATTGATCTATATATGCAGCCATGTTAACTAGTTAATGTATAAGTTACTTGATCCGTTAAAGTTAATCCGTTTATTATTACAGTGCCCCCCGATTCAGGATTTTGTGTATCACCGTTCCCATCTGTATATGAAAAAATTGAAGGCGTGTAGTTTGCCGTAAAAGTTCCTGTAGAACCATCATCACCTTTTATTGATCCAGCTATGGCGGATGCGCCTGGATTTGAAATAGTGTCAGCATTTATTAAATTAATTGTAGATGTTCCCGAATTTGTGTTAGTTGAAAATTGAGTGAGTGCTAAGCCTTGAGCAAAGTTGGAACCTTGTATACCATAACCTTTTGTAATAGGCAACCCCAAATTATCTGTATAACAATCTACACCAGGTAAAGGTATTTGATTTAAACTTGGGCTTACACCTTGACCAAAACCTGACAATGGATTTGGACAACCCAACAACGTACCTCGATGAAATCCTATAAACTCTGTGCCTGCCACTAATAATGATTCAGCCTTAAATTTCCACAAAGCTGCAATAGGCCCTGGAGGATTACCATCTAGCAATGGCTCTTTGTAAGAACGATTAACGTTTATAAATCTAGGTGCATTTAAGTTGTCAGTAAAAAAAAGTAATTCACCAATAATATTTATACCTGTTATTAGATTCTGTGGATTAAAATTAAGAGTTGTATTTATACCGCTGCCGTCATCCGTACTAACTACATGATATGTTACTTGCGCTGTTTTAGTATCAAAAGATACAATCATATCACATTTACCTGTATCGGCCAAAGTAAAATTTGGATCATGCACAAACCAATATATGGTTTCATTTGCACTATCTTGAAAAGCCCCGATACATCTAGCTTTAGGACTTAACGCTTGTTTATCTAAAAAGAATAGCGCGCTAAGTTGAGAGTTACCTTTGGTGTTTTCTACTGAACCTATTTCGGATGCCTCAGTAGAACCAAGCCTTACATTTAAAGCATCTTCATATTCGCCATTAGGTATAAGCCTTTCATCAAGGCTTTTATTCATACGGCCTGCAATAAAATTTCTTTGCGATTTTGCCATTACTTAATCCACTTATTCTCTCCTCTTAAGTTCATTAACAACCTACCAGGATGAATATCACTTAATCGGATTTTTGCATTTCTTAATAACGCTGATTTATCTTTTCGTGCTCTGTTTATTATGTACTCTTGAACACCAAATTTATTATTTAATAACGCATATTTTATATATGCGTATATGTAATCTTCAAATAGTTTATTCACACTTATTTTTGAATCGTCTCCATTTTCCATACCATCAGATATGTATTCTAAAATACATTCTTGATTAGCCATAGTAGAATCAAAATTTATTACACCTGCTTTTTTATCAATAGTAAAAGTAGGATTCATGTTTGCTGTTTCAGTATTTAGTCCATAACGAGCTCCTATGTATGTGTCGTAATAATCTTCATTAAAAGGAGGCATATCCACTCCCTCCATCCTTGCTTGATTGAGATAGATACTGTTTAGAGCACCGTCTTGTCTAGCTGTATCTAATGAGGAGGTTTTGGTATTAACATTACCGCTGCCGTCATATGTAAACGTTGCAGTTGCGGATTGCACATACGAGAGAGCAGATTGAACTTGAATGTTTTCAACAAGAGGAAATATAGTGTTGTCTTTAAATAGAGATACACGGACCCAATTAACAAAATCGGAGGGTAAAACAAATCTTAAATCAGAATAAACTGTAAGCTGTAAAGATTTAATTTCTTTGAATGCATCATAATTTAGTTCTTGAACACCTCTTTTGGCGTGAAACAATATCTTATACCTTTCCTCGTTATTAATAAGAGAGTGGTTTCCATTGTACATTAACAAAAAGTTTGTAACTATATCTGCGAGACTTACATATTGATAAGAACCCCAATTTTCATTAGTGGGGTTTATGTTATCATTAGTGTAATATTTTTCCTGATTTATGTATGCCATAATTATTGTTCTTGATTTTGTGTCTGTTCTTCAACTTGTCCAAATTTAAATACGTCTCCCTCTCTGATTGATATACCTGCGTATTGTAATATTTTAGATACTAGATCATTCCCATCGTCTAATGGTAATTCAAAGTCTTGATAATCAGGTTGACTCTGATCGAATACTGGATCTCCATTTGATATAGTGGTAAAAGTCCACTTAGGGTCTTTTGGATACCTTATGTATTGTGCAACCACTTGCCCCATGTTAGATACTAATGATGGGCTTAAAGTTATACTATTACCTTCTTGCGTGTAAGCAGGATATGTAATGTTTGGCTGCGTAAGCATGGAATTGTTTAATAAAGTAATCTTACTATTATTTACTAGTTCTGCTTCAGCCGTTAAATTAGATTTTAAGTATATACTGTAATTTTTTCCTGTAGAAGTTATAGCTGTTGTGTTTACATTCAAAGTGTTTGCATCTACAAATCCTGTTATTAATGCTGTGGTAACTACATTGTTATTTAACACAATAGACACAACTCCTCCGACCATGCTTGCAGTAAAAGTAGCTGTTGCATCAATTAATTGATTTCCTGCACTAGCCGCAGCTGTTCCTGTATTTATACCACTTGCTGTAAGAGTATTGTATATTAAAACCTTGTTTATTAAATAATAATCTGTTCCTGTAGTTGCCTTCGTAGGCATTGTGTATACATTAGCAAGACCTGATGGTGAAACTGCTGTGGATGTTGTATATGTTTGTGCTAGAGTTGCTGTTTCAGAAAAAAAATCTATAACTTCTTCATAACCTTTTTTTATATCAGCATATCCAGTTCCCGATAATCTAGCATTTTCTTCATTAATCTGTTGATTATATTGAAAAAAATATTCATCAAATAAATCTAGTTGTGCTTGTTTAGCGAAAAGGTTAAAATCGTTAGGAGATAAGTATCCGTAATTATTTTTATTAATAATCGCTAAGACAGTATTTCTAACAGAATTTATCATTGTTATTCTTTTACACAAAGATAAGTAAAAAAAAAAGAGGTCAATTTTTCATGACCTCTTCTTAGATTTTCGACTGAAACGAGTTTTATGAAATCGTTGTTATCGCTTGACTTAAAGTTACGTCAATGGTTGCGTTAGTATAACCTTGACCCCAAACACTTACAAGAGCAGCTTCGATAGCCGTTTTGTCTGCGGCAGTCATATTTCCTGAACCTGCTAAAGTTATTTGCTTATCACGATAGTTCAAAACAATATTGTTTGTAACTAATCCAACGTATAATACATCGCCTCCAAAAACATAATTTCCAATTACTAAAAATTTATTCATAATTTCTAAGATTTAAAAGGTGAATGTAAAGGCGTTTACCGTTTGGCTCAAAGCCGGTATAACGTATAATACTTGAGTCCATTTCTCCTGTTGAGCACTTTTAATACCATCAAATACGATGTCTACGTCTGCTTGTACTAAGGCCGAGCCTGACGCAATTTTACTTTGAGAACCATCAATGTAATCGATTACAATATCATCTGAACTATCTAAATAGC